AATGTTTCATATGAGACACTGTTTTATGATGACTTAATTGAACTATCGTGGGAAGAGACCAAGGCTAAGTACCTACAGCAGGTCGGTCGTTAGCAAAAAAACAACTTGACAATCTCCAGCATGTCACCTATAATGGTGACATTGATTGATTGGAGAAAAAGATGTCAATTTTGCAACACTTGACAAAGCCTGTCAAGCCCTATATAATGGTTGTTCAATGATGATTGAGGTTATCTAATGAACAACATTCAAATTCAAAAGTCCGGTCTTGCCAAACTCATGGCGACCGAGAATCTTACAGTTCAACATGCCAAAGTACCAACGGCTTCGTTTGATCCTAAAAACCGTGTTCTCACTTGCCCTATTTGGGAACAAATGTCTGGTGATCTTTATGACTTGCTAATGGGTCATGAAGTTGGTCACGCAATTGATACTCCTGCCGATGGCTGGCACGGTGCAGTTCACGACCGTGGTGCAAACTACAAAGGCTTTTTGAATGTAGTTGAAGATGCACGTATTGAAAAACGACAAAAGCGCCGCTATCCTGGTCTGCGTAAATCTTTTGTCAATGGGTTCAATGAACTAATGACTAAAGACTTTTTTGGTCTGGGTGGTCGTAACATCAACACACTACCGTTCATTGATCGTTTGAATATTCACACCAAATCAAGTTACTCTTTGCCTGTTGCATTCAATGCAAAAGAACAGGACTTTGTTGACCGCGTTCAGGCTTGTGAGTCTTTTGAAGATGCTTTGAAATTGACCGATGAAATTTGGGAATATTCAAAAGAAGAACAGTCGCAAACTAACACACCTGAAGATAATTTCGGTGATGATGATGGTGATGACGATTATGAAACCGAATCTGGTTCAAATGAAGGTGATTCCGAAACTGATGGTGAAGGCAATGAACCAGCCAAGTCTACACAAAAAGGTGATGAAGGCGATCAAGAAAAAGAATCGGCATCAAACTCAAATGAAAAATCTGATGAAGATGGTGATGATGAAGGTGAAGCAAAGAATGACATTGATCGTTTCAAAGAATCACAAAGTGTAAACGAGGATCAAACTCCTGAACCACGTTGTGAGACTGATGAAAACTTCCGTCAGAACGAAAGCAAACTCATTGCTAAACATGCACGTGAGTATGTCTACATTGATATCCCAAAACCTAATCTGAAAAAGATTGTTACGCCTGCAAAACGGGTTCAAGAAATTCTTACCAAAGAATTCTCTGATCAAACAGCAAGTTACGAACAGATTGCTAATAATTTGTATAATGATTTTCGTCGCAAGAATGAACGATTCATTTCATTGTTGGCAAAAGAGTTTGAAATGCGTAAGGCGGCTGATAAGTTTTCAAAAGCCAAAGTATCATCAACTGGTGATATTGATGTAAGCCGTATTTTCAAATATCAAATTGATGATAACATCTTCAAAAAAGTAATGCGTGTACCTAAGGGCAAATCGCACGGCTTGATTCTGTTGTTGGATAAGTCTGGTTCAATGTCTGATAACTTGACTGCATCATATGAACAGGTTCTTATTCTGGCTATGTTTTGCCGTAAAGTAAACATCCCGTTTTCTGCGTATGGTTTTGGTAATGCGGATCACATTCGTGACAAAGATTTTCCTGAAGAAATCGTTGTAGACCCTACACACACTTACGGTTGCTTTAGTGAAAATGAACGTGAAATGTGGCTATCGTCGGTGTATCTGCGTGAGATGATTAATTCCAAAATGAGTAACTCAGAATTTTCAAAAGCGGTAAAAAATATTCTGTGTCTCATGGATGCATGGTCGTGCCGTTACGGTAGTCGTAGTAACTTCTTTCGTCCACCTTCAGATTCATTGTCGAATACACCAATGACTGAGGCATTGATTGCTTGTCAACCATTGATCAACGAATTCAAGACAGTCAACAATCTTGATATTGTGAATCTGTGTGTGGTACATGACGGTGATGCTGATGAAATTCATTCGTTTAACGCAATAGGTGCATCATACAACCGATCCTTCTTTAATGCAGACTATCAAAATGTTTTTCTGTGCGATAAGAAAAACAAAATTCAGCAAGGAGTTTCAAAAAAAGAAGATGGTGTTCGAATTGCAATTGCTAACTGGTTGACAAAAACAACTGGTGTAAAAATCATTGGCTTCTATCTTGCAACAAACTCGGCAATGAAAGGTGCAGTGCGCCGCCGTTTGTTCAATACTGAACTCAATGAACTACGCAAAGATGAACGAGCAAATTACTATCAATTGAAAGAGGCGTATTCAAAGTATATCAAGGTTCTACGTAAAGAAAAGTTTCTAGAATCAAAGAATGCTGGCTATGAATCATTCTTTCTTCTGCCTGGTGGTAATGAACTTGATATGGATGATGAAGATTTTGAAGCACCATCAAAAGTTACCACAGCCACTTTGACTAAGGCGTTTTCTAAGTTTACCAAGAATCGTCAAGTCAATCGGGTTCTGGTTTCACGGTTCATCGGTATGATAGCAGTTTGATAACATACCGCTGCTTGACAAAGTGGCGGTATCCTTTTATAATGGTAGTTCCTAAAGTGATGGAGAATTTATATTATGACAAGTCGTGCTGACAAACGCCAAGCGTTTCTTGATGCTATTATTGCAACTGGTAAGGCTGAGGTATCGTTATCAGAAGTGAAAGACATTGCCTCCAATGCAGGTCTAGCGATTCCTTACTGGTTCACCAATGATGAGACTAACAAGGTCAAACGTGGTGTATATCGTGTTCCTGGCGCCTCTGGTGCTGCACCAGCCATCAATATGGCAGCACAGGTAATACCTATGGCAAAACCAGACAATGTGACAGGTAATCGCATTGCAAATGTGACAACTGATCTTGAGATTGAAAATCTAATTCCTTCTCAATATGACAACTATGTTCCTTTTGGCAACTTTGATGATGTGTTGTCAATTGTGAAATCAAAACAATTCTTCCCTGTGTTTATCACTGGTCAATCTGGTAACGGTAAGACCATGAGCATTGAACAGGCTTGTGCCAAAGCAAAACGCAAATTCGTTTGCGTATCAATGACACCGGATTCTGATGAGGGTGATTTGCTTGGTAACTATGTTCTAATCAACGGTCAGATGGAATGGCGTGATGGTCCTGTTACCGTTGCAGCCCGTCAAGGTGCTGTATTGTGTATTGATGAGATTGATTACGGCGCACAAAATCTGTCGTGCTTACAGCGGGTACTTGAGGGCAAACCATTCTTGCTAAAGAAAAAGAATGAACTGGTTACACCTGCACCAGGCTTTACTGTGTTCGCCACTGCTAACACAAAAGGTAAAGGCTCTGAAGATGGTCGTTATATGTTTACCAATGTATTGAATGAGGCGTTTCTTGAACGTTTTCCTAATACAATGGAACAGGAATGGCCACCTGCCAAAGTTGAAGAAAAAATTATCAACAAAGAACTTGATTCTGTTGATCGTTCTGATGATGTTTTTGCCAAAAACCTTGTGACTTGGGCAAATACTATTCGCAACACCTTTCAGGATGGTGGTTGTGATGAAGTTATTTCGACCCGCCGCTTGGTACACATTGTCAAAACTTTTGGTATTTACGGTGATAAGAAAAAGGCAATTGAGTATTGCTTGAATCGTTTTGATGCCGATACTAAAATTACTTTCCTTGATCTGTATACTAAGATTGATGCTGGTATCGATCCTAATGAAGTAACAGCAAGTGAATCAGTAACTCCAACAACTCCAGAAGAAATACCGTTTTAATTATTGACAGAGGCTTAGTCCTCTGTTATAATTATATTTGTGTCACTGAACAAACAACGTTTAAGTAGGTGATACTTTTTTTGAACTCTGACCACTGGTCAGAAACTAAACTAGGAGAAACCATGAAGTTCAATACATTGCATTGTTATAATGCATCATTCAAACTTGTTGACCCGCAACTTTTAGAATTGCGTAAAAAAACAGGTCTTGACCTTTCTTTTCAATCCTCTGCACGATGGCCTGCTGAAGTAAAAACCGCATTCGTAACATCACTTGTTGCTGGTATGGCACCATCAAAAATTGTTCTGTGTAACGTTGAAAAATGCCTTGAAAATGTCATTGAAGGTTCAGATGATTGGAAATACTTTAAACATTGGCAAGATCAAGGATACGAATGGATTTCAATCGACGGTAACAATCGTACAATTACTATCAATGAATTCTTAGAAGGTAAAGTTTCCATTGCACATGGAGATTATACGTTGCCTAATGGTACAACCGTACACGTTGACAAAACTTGCGATAACTACAACACATTCAAGAAAATTTTCCGTAAGTATGTTGATGAATATGTGCAAGTGTCTTATGTAGCATATACAAATGCCACACGTTATGATATGACACAATTGTTTTTGAATATCAATGATGGTGTGTCTCTCAACTCTCAAGAAAAACTGAACGCTATTCTAGTTCCGTTTTCTGGTTGGGTTCGTGATTGTGTTGCTGAACACTATTCAGTTCTGAAGAAAGTTTTTCCGACGGAGAAACAATTTGTTCGTCGTGCTGTTGATGACTTCATTGTTTCAATGGCAGTTTATTCCACATTTGGTACTCAAAAATCAATTCAATTAGGCGAAAAGAAAAAAGCCTATGAAGATGATTCGGCAGTATCACGTGGTGTGAATCGTGCTGAGAAACGTATCAAAGAAGTTCTACGTCTTGTGAAAAAATATGCTGATGATGGTTTTAAAAATTCATCAACGCTATTCAATCTTTATATGTTGACTACACATATTCAAGATAGCAATATGAAAATTTTGAATGAAGAGAATTTTTTCAAATGGTTTATGGCCACAGAGAATCGTTTGGTTGCAAATGACAAACCAATCATGACAACTTCAGGTGGTGAATCACGTACTTACAACTCTTGTAATTCTACCATGTCTGCACCAGAATTGACTGCACGTAAAGAAACACTGTTACGTGAGTTCAACAAGGTTGATTGTCTCGGTAAGCTGATAGCCGTTCGTGATGATGAACGTTTTTATACACCAGCACAGAAGTATGAATTGTGGTCAAAACAAGGTGGTGTTTGTCCTAAAACTGGTAAAGAAATTCCAGAACATGAGATTAACAATCACAAAAAATGGCAAGCCGATCACATTCTACCACACGACCTAGGTGGTGAAACTACCATTGAAAACGGTCAACTTGTTTGTGCCGAATACAACAACAAAAAAGGTAATCGTTGGTCTGATCAAGCGGCAACATTTGCTTAATTTGTTATCTTTGCCTAAGAGAGTGTTGACACACTCTCTTTTTTTGTATATACTATTAATTATGTAGAGAAAAGTCGCCTCTACTTTTTAATTTTTTGTGCGACTAATTTTTATGGAGTAAATTGAATGTCTGCTAAAGAGAAAATTCTAAAGTTCCTTTCTAAGGATGGTCCTTACAATACCTTGACTTCTGCACAAGCACGTGCCCGTTTCGGTATCGTAAACGTTGGTGCCCGCATTGAAGAACTTCGTGCTGAAGGTCACTGCATCTACACCAATAAGAAAACTCTTGCTGATGGTCGTCGTATCACTTACTACAAACTTGGTAAGCCAACTAAAGCAATGATTGCAACTGCACATGCAATTCTCGGTGGTCAAGCGTTTGCCTAAAAAAGGCTAAAAACTGGTGGAGTGAGAGCATATATATTATGTGTTCTCACTCTTTTTTTATGGATAAATTATGCAATTACAAGTTAACCTTGAAGAACTGAGAAAGAATAAACTATTCGTGGCAACACCGATGTATGGTGGTATGAATCACGGTTTGTATATGAAGTCATGCCTTGACTTACAAACCATTATGATTCGTTATGGCATTGAAACAAAGTTTTCTTTTCTCTTCAATGAATCACTCATCACAAGAGCAAGAAACTATTTGGTAGATGAGTTTCTACGCACAGATTTTACACACATGATGTTTATCGATTCAGATATTCACTTTGATCCGAATGATATCGTGGCACTGATGGCACTTGATAAAGATGTTATTGGTGGTCCTTATCCCAAAAAATCAATCAACTGGGGCAACATTGCCGAAACTGCACGTAAGCATCCCGATTTAAATCCAAAAGAACTTGAGAATCTTGTTGGTGAATACGTATTCAACGTAGTAAAAGGCACACAACAATTCCAAGTATCTGAACCATTAGAAGTAATGGAAATTGGTACAGGTCACATGATGATCAAGCGTCAGGTGTTTGATAAGATGAAAGAAGAATATCCTTTCATTCGTTACAAGCCTGATCATATTGGTCAAGCACACTTTGATGGCTCACGTTACATTCATGCATACTTTGATACCGTGATTGACACAACTGATTCATGTGTTGGTGGTGGCTCAGAGCGTTATCTGTCAGAAGATTATATGTTCTGTCAAATGTGGCGCAAGATGGGTGGAAACATTTGGTTGTGTCCTTGGATGAGAACTCAGCATATCGGTACATACGCATTTACTGGCAACATGCCCGCTGTTGCTCAGTATACCGGTAGACTTTGATCGACTACAAATACAGTGAAGACCGTATTCTTGAAGAGTTAAAAAAATACATCGACAAGACATACGGTCAACACTATTCTTTAAACAAATTCCAAACTTCAGAATTCATTATAGACTGTGGGCACGGTGAAGGATTCTTTATTGGAAATATCATGAAGTATGCACAGCGTTACGGCAAAAAGAACGGTTATAACAGAGATGACTTGTTAAAAGTCGTTCACTATGCTATAATGGCCTTACATAATCATGACTTGACGAGGAAATAAATTATGAAACTTTCAAATGAAACCCTGTCGGTATTGAAAAACTTTGCAAGCATCAATCAAGGTATTCTTTTCAAACCTGGCAAAACAATTCGTACCATTTCTACTCATAAGAATATTCTTGCCGAGGCTGTTGTCTCTGAAGAAATTCCAAAAGAGTTTGGTGTGTATGATCTAAACAACTTCTTGTCTGTTCTTTCTCTACACAAAGAAGAACCAGTAATTGACTTTGATGAAGCCAATGTTCTCATCTCTGGTCTGCAAGGTCGTAGCAAAATCAAATACCGCTTCTGTGCATCCAATATGATTGTTGCTGCGCCAGATAAGAATTTGGAACTCAATAATCCTGAAATCAAGTTCGACCTCAGTGCAGAAGACTTTGACTGGATTTTACGTGCTGCTAACGTTCTTTCTTCACCACACATTGCTATTGAATCCAATGGTAGCAAAATCTCTGTCACTGCATTTGATCTGCAAAATGATGCAGCACACACAGAGTCTCTTGAAGTGTCAACGAGTAACGGTGACAAATATAAGATGCTGTTCAAAACAGAGAACTTAAAGATGCTTGCTGGTGCCTATTCAGTAACCATTTCTTCAAAAGGTATTGCACATTTCAAACACAAATCAATGAGCATTCAGTATTGGATTGCAACTGAGGCTGGTTCAAAATATGAGAAAGGTTAATCATGGCTAAATTTGTTATTTTTACAAACGCATCACCAAACTTTGATGGTGATTCGATTGCTATCAATCGTGACATCGTTGCTTCTGTGTTTGAGTTGATTCAACCAGATACAAATGCACAACTACAACCAAGAACTGTTATTTACGGCGTCAACAATGTTGATTGGCAAGTAAAAGAGTCGTATCTTGAAGTGCTTGCAGCATTGAACGCCGACTGATATAATATATTACATTATGATTTTTGTGAAAGGTTACCATGGAACATCTTCTGTGGACAGAAAAGTATCGACCACGAACAGTGGAAGAATGTATTCTACCAGAACGTTTGAAAGCAGTGTTTCAACAATATGTGAACCAGAAGGAGTTACCAAATCTCCTTCTGGCTGGTGGAGCGGGCGTGGGCAAGACAACAATCGCCAAAGCCATGTGCAACGAGATCGGTTGCGATTACATGGTAATCAATGGTTCTGATGAGAACGGTGTCGATACAATTCGTGTCAAAATTAAAAACTATGCATCATCTGTTTCACTTTCGGGCGGTCGTAAGGTCGTCATTCTAGATGAGGCAGATTATCTAACACCAAACGCACAAGCAATTCTGCGTAATGCGATTGAAGAATTTGCTGCAAACTGTTCTTTTATTTTCACCTGTAATTACAAAAACAAAATCATTGACCCACTTCACAGTCGTTGTGCTGTCATTGAATTTGGTTTGAAGAATGGTGAAAAGCAAAAAATGGCAGCAGCATTCTTCAAACGTATCACACACATACTTGATACAGAGAAAGTTGAATTTGACGAAAAGGTAATTGCTGAAGTAGTCAAGAAACACTTTCCAGATTTTCGTCGTGTTATTAATGAACTTCAACGCTATTCCAAACTCGGCAAGATTGATGTAGGCATCCTCTCTCAGATTGGTGACATTTCTCTAACTCAGATTGTCAAACATCTGAAAGAAAAAGACTTTACGTCCGTCCGTAAATGG